TCCGAGGAAAATAGAAGCCGCGGCTTATCCGTCGCCGCTACAGCGGAGATCCCGCGGCCTCCCCAGGGCGTGAACGCCTGGCAGCGCGCCCGGTTCTGGCAGCAGATCCAGGAGTGGTTTGGAGAGTGGTGGGAGGGGGAGGAGCCCGACTTCATCCTGACGTTTTCGGCGCCGATCCTTGGCGAAGCGGGCGACGCCGAGTTCTGCGCTGTTGTCGAGCACGAGCTCTACCACTGCGGCCAGAAGGAGGAGGAAGGCGAGCCGCTCTTCCACCGCGAGACCGGCCGGCCACTCTGGTGCTTGAAGCCTCATGACGTTGAGGAGTTCGTCGGCGTCACGGAGCGCTACGGGGCCGGAGTGTCCCGCAACGTGTCCCGGATGGTCGAGGCGGGGAGGAGGACTCCGACGGTCGCTCCGGCCCGGCTGGCGCTGGCGTGTGGGCTCTGTCTCGGGAAGGCGGCGTGATGGACAAGCCTGCTCTTCCAATCCAGCGACGCACCGACGGCTGGCCTCTCTGCCCGTCGTGCGGTGGGGACGAGCTGTGGTCGGCGCGCCCACTCTCTGTCCCGCTACAAGGGCATGCCTGGACTCCGGGCCTATCCTGCTACCGGTGCGAGTGGACCAGCGACGGGTTGGTCCCTCCTCCTCCAGGAAAGGCGGCATAGGCCTTTACCCGGCCTTGACGAGAACGCGAAACCATGGCCCGCCTCGAAGAAGCTCACAAGACCTACGTGGTGCAGCAGCTCGCCTGCTTCCGCTCCCCCTCAGAGGTGTGCGACCTCGTAAAGGAGGAATTCGGCATCGAGATCGACCGCCAGCAGGTGCGGAACTACAACCCCCTCCAGGTGGAAGTGGCCGCCAAATGGCAGGCCCTGTTCGATGCAACCCGGAAGAAGTTCCTGGAGACCCAGGCGGAGATCGGGATCGCCCAGCAGAGCTACCGTCTCCAGGAGTTACAGGAGTGGTACTGGTGGGCGAAGCGGAAGAAGAACGCGGGACTGGCACGGGAGATCCTTGAGCAGGCCGCCAAGGAATCGGGCGGCGGTTTTACTAACCGCAGGGAATTGACCGGCAAGGACGGCAAGGAGCTGCCTGCCCCCACCGTGAACGTGATCATCGACGATGGATCTACGACTTCACCCAAGGCAGGGTGACGCGCTTCTCTCCCGAGGCACCGAGGTGCTCTACGGGGGAGCGGCCGGCGGTGGCAAGTCGCACCTGAAGCGAGTGGCCGCCATCGTCTGGGCGCTCGAGGTCCCGGGCCTTCAGATCTACCTCTTCCGGCGGACCTATCCCGAGCTGCTCAAGAACCACATGGAGGGGCCGAGCGGCTTCCCGGTCCTGCTGAAGGAACTGATCGAGACCGGATGGGCCCGGATCAACTGGTCCGATCTGGTGATCAGCTTCAAATCGGGTTCGAAGATCTTCCTCTGTCACTGCCAGTACCCGAAGGACGTGTACAAGTACCAGGGTGCCGAGATGCACGTCCTGATGATCGACGAGCTGACCCACTGGCCTCGGGAGATGTACGCCTTCCTTCGGTCGCGCGTGAGGATGGCGGGCCTGACTGTGCCGGAGAAGTACGAGGGCCTGTTCCCCAGGATCCTCAACGGCTCGAATCCGGGAGGGATCGGGCACAACTGGGTCAAGGCGGCTTGGATTGACCCTCAGCCGGCGCTCTCCGTCTGGCGAGCGGCTCGTGAGGACGGAGGGATGCTGCGCCAGTACATCCCGGCCCGGCTCGCTGACAACCCCTCGATTCACGACCCGGAGCAGTACAAGGCCCAACTCGCCGGTCTCGGGAATCCAGCTCTTGTTCGCGCCATGGAGGACGGAGACTGGAACATCGTGGCCGGCGGGATGTTCGACGACCTGTGGCGTCCCGAGGTCCACGTGGTAGAGCCGTTCGAGATCCCGCGTTCCTGGCGGATCGACCGTTCCCTTGATTGGGGTTCTTCGAAGCCCTTCTCCGCGGGGTGGTGGGCTGAGTCAGACGGAACCGAGGCGACGCTGCGGGACGGCTCTCGCCGTTCCTGGTCTCGCGGCACCTTGTTCCAGATCATGGAGCACTACGGCTGGAATGGGCAGCCGAACGAGGGATGCCGAAAGCTCGCCTCTGAGGTGGCGCGGGAAGTGGTAGCTATGGAGAAGGAGATGCCCTGGGGCTCCCGCGTCCGACCGGGGCCTGCCGACAATGCCATCTTCGACGAGACGGATGGTGTGTGCATTGCCCGAGACTTCTCCCGCCACGGAGTGACCTGGACCCGTTCGGAAAAGAGCCCTGGCTCGCGGAAGGTGGGCGCCGAGAAGATCCGGGGCCGTCTGAAAGCAAGCCTCAAGGGGCCCATAGAAGAGCCGGGGCTGTTCGTATTCCAGGGCTGCCGGCACAGCATTCGTACCATCCCGACTCTCCCTCGGGACGATCGGGACCAGGATGACGTGAACTCTGACGCTGAAGACCACGCCTACGACATGTGGCGCTACCGAATCGTCTCTGGCGGAGCCTCTGCGGGCTCCTCCTCTCTCCCTTGGGGCTAAAGGAGCACCAGGATGACCACCACGACGCGGCATACTGTGAGCACACCTTCGGCGGCGTATGACGCAGCCGAGAAGGAGAGGAAGCGGACGCGGTTGATCCTTGGAGGAACGGAAGCGCTGCGCCAGGAAGCTAGAGAGGGCGAGGGCGAGTGCAACGTTTTGCCTCGGGAGGTGGGAGAAACTCCTGACGAGTATAGCGTCCGGAAGGGGCGTACCTACCTGCGCAACTTCCTGAAGTCGGCCATCAAGGACCACGCCGCCCGGGTCTTCAAGAACCCTCCGCAACTCGGCGACGACGTTCCCGAGCTGATCCGAGGGAGTGAGAAGGTACCCGGCTGGCTGGAGAACTTCGACTTCCACGGCAACCACATGGACATGTGGGGGCGCTCGGTCTGGGAGACCGGAGAGGCGTTCGGGATTACCTATGTCCTGGTCGATAAGGCGCCCAGGCCACAGGACGAGGTGGTCAAGGCGGACGAGAAGCGGAACAAGCGCCGGCCCTATGCCGTCCACCTGGATCCAGAGTGCGTGATCGAGGTCTCGCCCCGGTTCGTCCACGGCGTGCCGAGGATCAACCGCCTGCGGTGGAAGCGGACGTACATTGAGAAGAAGTCGCGCTGGGACCCGGGCACCGAGAAGGAAGAGATCCGGGTCTACTACGACGGTCTCGCAGAGGGGGAGAAGACCTTCCCGGCCGATCACTCCGCGCGGGCCTTGTACGAGGAACAGGAGCGAGCGGTCCCGGCCGAGATTCCAGCAGGCAGCATCGAACGCTGCGCCAGGTTCGAGGTCTACGAGGTGGTCAAGGACGCCAATGGGAAGAAGCAGGAGATCCTCCGGCCCGGTGAGGAGGGCTCCGGCTTCATGAAGCCCCTCACTCAGATCCCTCTGGTGCCGTTCTACTTCAATCGAACCGGGTGGATGGATGGGCGGCCTTGCCATCCCGAGCTTGAAGAGGCGACTCTGGAGTACTTCCAGCTCCGGTCAGACCACAAGAACAGCGCCCACAAGGTGAGCCCGCCCGTGATCCATCGCTCCGGCTGGTCTCCTGATGAGGAAGCCGGGCCACAAAGGCAAGGCCAGATCGGCGCAGGCCGCTACTTCTGGTCCAGCAAGCCCGAGGCCGACATGAAGTACGTCGAGCACACCGGTTCCTCCCTCAAGGTGGTGGCGGAGATCCTCGACGACATCGCCAAGCGGGCCGATGAACTGAGCCTTCGACCCCTCATGAAGCAGACGGGCGACGTCGTCGCGACTGACAGCGCGCTCCGCACTTCGCAGGCCAACTCCGAGATCGAAGGTTGGCTGATCCACTATCGGGACGCACTGGAGAGGATCCTGGAGTTCATGATGCTCTGGGAGGGAGGGAAGGAGGGAGACGGCGGCTCCGTGGTGGTGAACAAGGAGGGCCTCACGCTATTGCCTGGCGGAAGCTTCCAGGAGGTGCGGGAGCTGCGCAAGGCTAGCGAGATCTCCCGAAAGACCGTCCTCAAGGAGGCAAAGCGCTACGGCATCCTCCATCCGGATACCGACGTGGACGAGGAGATCCGGGAACTCGAGCAGGAGACCCCTAAGTACGGAGCCCTGGACCTGGAAGATGCCCTGGCAGCCCTGGAGGCGCGGATCAAGGCCCTGGAGGGCGGGAAGGGGCAAGAGAAGGCGGAGGAGCCCACCGTCGACGGCGAGGGCGAGCGGGATGAGGACGTGGCGGCGTAAGCACGAACCACCCTTCGAGACTCGTTAGGGTAGAATTGTTGTATGGCAAGAAAGATAAAGACGGACGTTGTCCTCACGCCGGCGGCTAGGGAGGTCTTCGCGTCGGAACCCCTGGGCTTGGGCTTGAAAGACCGCAGGTACTTCAACTGCGACAATGTGGAGCAGCGAGGCAGTTTCTTGGAATTGGAGGTGAGTTATCCATTCACTTTCTCCGAGAAGGAGGAGTTGGTTTCCTTCCGGATATCTATCCCTCTCCACTTCGTACTGTACACAATTACTGCGGACGACGAGACCAAGAGGCAGATGGGGTTCGTTGGAGACTGACGCGAACGAAAATGCCCGTCCCTCCCGACCTCCACCGCATGCTCGTCGCCGCCCTCTTGGGCGCGGGAGCGATCCGGACGTCTGACGACCTGGAGGACGAGATCGCCGGCAAGGCGGGCACCACTACCTGGACCGCCCTGGTGGAGGACTTCGCCTCGCTGCACGCCGGGAGCCCGAGGAGCCCTCGCGTGGTTGGCGCCTTCTTCCGGGTGCTGATCCGGGAGGGATACCTCACAGCCGAGGCGCTACTCCCTCCTGCGGCCTACACCGGCCCTCCCGACGGCGAAGAGCTGACCTCCCTGGAGCGGCGGTTCAAGACGAAGGCCAGCATGCGGGTGGTGAAAGGAGAGAAGGGATGAAAGAGGCGCCTCCCGATTGGACCCCCTTCCAGAAGGATCTCCTGCAGGTCATTGAGCGGGCCCTCGCGGAGAGAGCCGTCCGAGAGGCTGCAGTCCAGGCCAAGGATCGTGACTTCCTCCGCTCCCTCGGCATCCAGCCCTAGCCCCATGTCCTCCAACGACAACATCCGGGACGGCACCTTCACCCACGAGGTGGGTCTGCGCCGTCTCGGCGCCCGCTTGGTGCGCGACTTGGTCAAGGTGCTCAACGAGGCCGACCGGGAGCTGCTCGCCAAGATCGAAGTTCGGCTGCGGGAGATCGAGACCAGGGGCTTCGACCGGGGGCCGTTCACCACGGCTCGGCTGGAGGCCCTCATGCACGAGCTACGGGGCGTCAACGCGGAGGCGTACAACCGGCTGGGGCTGTTCCTCCGGAAGGAGCTGCGGAACTTGGCTGAGTACGAGGTCGAGTTCCAGGCGCAGCTCGTGGCGGACTCCGTAGGTGGGGATCTCCGCTTCGCTGCCCAGGCCGGCATCCAAGCCAGCCGCGGCGCCCTGGAGGTCTCTTTGGTTCGCCCCTCCATCGAGCAGCTTGTCTCCCTCATCGAGGCGAAGCCCCTCGCCGACGGTCGCCCGATCGCGCGCTGGGCCCGGGATCTCTCGGCCGGCAAGCTGGACCTGTTCGAGCGTTCGATCCAGCAGGGCATGCTTCAGGGGGAGAACCTCCGGGACATCATGAAGCGGTTCAAGGGCAGCCCGGGAAGCCCTGGCTTGGTGGAGATCCCGAAGCGCCACTTGGAAACCTGGGCGCTCACTGCGATGCACCACACGGCGAACGAGGCCCGGGACCAGTTCTACGACAAGAACCGGGACGTGGTGAAGGCCCTAGTGATCGTCGCCACCTTGGACGACCGCACCTGCGAGCAGTGCGTACCCAGGGACGGGAAGCGCTACACCCTGGACCACAAGCCGATCGGCCATGCCATCCCGTGGGGAGCAGGGCCAGGCCGTTACCATCCTCGGGACCGGTGCACCTCGCGTCCCGAGCTGAAATCCTGGCGCGAGCTCGGGATCAACCTCAAGGAGGCGCCGGCCGGCACACGGGAGTCCATGGACGGGGCCGTCTCGGCCTCCCTCTCTGCCGAGGAGTGGCTCCGGAAGCATCCGGAGAGGGCCGTGAAGCTCTACGGGAAGGAGCGGGCTACGCTGTTCTTGGAGGGCGGCGTCTCGGCCGAGGATCTGGTCAAGAAGGACGGGACTCTGTGGACTCTCTCGGACCTTCGGGAGCGAGAGAAGGGGGCGTATCGGAAGGCTGGGCTGGCGGCGTAGAACGGGCGGCCCCGTGACGAGACCGCCCGCGTTCACACTGTGAGGGTTAACCTGTAGGTCTAGATCGGACGCCAGTACCTCACGTCCGCTTCCTTGATCGGGCTACCATCCTCCGCCTCCCAGCCTGATGGCGCACGCTGGCCGCGAGCGGAGGGAATCGCGGACAGTTCTTCACTCTCGTTGATGAAGGTCGCGAGATCGACCAGTTCACCTTCAGGCGCAGTGTCCAGGGTTCTCCAGCCGTGCAACTCCGAGATAAGGCTTCGTTCGACCATTGGTGATCCTCCCAAGGACTGGGCGGAGCTTGATCGCTCCACCGCAAAGGAAGGATACACCACATTTAATGTTTTATCAAATTGGGATGCCTGGGAAGCACCCCTAGGTTGCGTGCGGAGGTACCTGCTGCCTTTAGGCCGCGTCCAGCATCTGAAGCCCCTCGGACAATGCCAGCTCGATGAACTTGGCCGGCGCCCGCTTCGAGTGCCCGTCGTTCAGCTTGAGGATGTACACCACGTTGTTCGTGATGTACACGGTGTCTCCGAACTTCAGCTCGTTCAGGGCCGCGATGGCGCCAGGTAGCAGGTCCCCCGCAGTGCCGTACTTCTCGGCTCCTTCCGGAGGCTGGAAAGCCGAAGCCTGGCGCACGCTGACCGCCCAGCCGTTCTGAGCCCGGCCGGTGTCCCTGGGAGTCAACACCACGACACGCCCATGGATGTCCAGCGCCAGCTTCCGGAAGATCAGGACGTACAGCTCCTCCGTCATGCCCTTGTGCATGGCGTCGAGCTGGGCGAAAAAGGCGCTGAGGTCTACGAAGGCCACTTTTAATTCGGTCCGGCCGGCAATGGCTGCCAGTGAGTGATCGGGCCGAGCTACTGGGACCACCATTCTGGCCGATACATGCTGCGGTAGCAGCCAATCGACGCAAGACCGCGGCCAGAAGCGGAGTGCCACACGAGCACGAGCAGGTTCTCGGCCGGCAGGCGCTCCGAGACAGCGATCCAGCTCACTCCGGCACCTCCAACCACTCCCTCACGCCCTCACTTGTAGTTCCCAAAGCGCCACCTGTTCAGCGGCGTAGGTGGCCTGGACGCCCTCGATCGACCGCACCGGGGCGGAGAGATCGGAGCCCAGGAGGATGAGGTCCCCTTTGCGGGGCTCGGAAGGGAAAGCCTCTCCGGAGGCGAGTACCTTCTGGTCCCCGTGCTGAACCTGCTTCCCGTCGATCGCCTTGAGAGCGTAGGACTCAATCCGGCCCTTGAACTCGGTCAGGATGCCGCGCTGGACCAAGACCAGCTTGCCAGCGGCCTCGTCCGTGAGGGCGCGATCCACGGCCAGCCAGAGGGCCTCGACGGCGGTCACCTCGGCCCAGCCGTTGTTCGCGGCCGTGGAGAAGCCCTGGACCCGAACCACGTCGCCGACGGCGTAGCCCTCCGCGGTCCACGAGCCGGAAACCCTCCGGAGGGAGTCGTCCGACGCCACGACCGAGATGTCTGAGGCCCGGGTCTGGGCAGCCGTCCCGTTGCCGGGGGAGAAGGTGCCGGAGAGCCGAACGTGAAGGAGAGCCTTCTGGTCGGCCAGGAGGGACGTGGCGAGGGCGCGGAAGGTCTGGTCAAGGGATGCCATCAGAAGCCGTCCTCGCGCTTGACGTAAACCAGCCGAGCAACACAACCCTGGTTGTCGGTCTCTACCCAATACTCCTCGTGGTCCTTGGTAACCAGGATGTCCACTACCCCTTTGCCGTCGGTTCGCTTGACTAGCGCAGAAAAGCGTTTGCCGGGCAGGTAGCGGTCCACGACTTCCTGGCCTCTGTCGAACGGGATGACCTCAGCTAAGGGGATGCGCTCGTTCATGCCGCCAACCCCAGCGCCTGGAGCACCACCTCGCCCTTCATCCCCAGCGCCTTCATGAGCCAGGGGAGCGGCTCGGAGGTGTCGAACCGGAACGTGGTCCGTGTCCGCTCCAGATATTCCACAGTCTTGTGATCGATCTCCGGAGCGCCCGGGAGACGGCTCGCAACTTCTGCGAGTTTCTCCCTGCTCCAGCCGCGGCTCCTGCGCGCACGCTGCACCTCGTCGCCAATTCGGGACATAGGCCCCAAACCTCCTAAAGTCTATAACCTTCCGGAACTACCTAAAGCTACTACGGATTGTAGCACTTCGGGTGGTGCTCCGCTATTCCTGGTGCTTTCATGGAGCTGTGAGCGCTCCGGCACCGTTCTCCTGTCCCTCCTCATCCGGTCTCCTCGGCCGGAGCGCTCGCTTTCCCGACTGTGAGCGAGATGCCACAGCCGGAACCCCTGGCGAGACGCCGGGAAAGCGAGGCGAGAAGCCGTGAAGCCGAAGTTGCTGAAGGTCCAGGTCAACGGGACCGAAGTTGAAGTCTGTGAAGTGAAGGACGGAAAGCCCGTCGCTGTCCATTCGGATGGCCGAGAAGTGCCGTTCGACATGGTCCATGCCGTGGACACGATCAAGAAGGTTTCCGACGAGCGCGACGAGGCCCGGACGAAGTTGACCGAGACCTCGAAGCTGTTCGAGGGCCTCGACGCCCAGGCCGCCCGCGAGGCGATCGAGAAGCTCAAGAAGATCGACGAGAAGAAGCTGATCGACGCCGGGCAGGTGGACACCGTCAAGGCGGAAGCCCAGCGCGCCCTGCAGGAGCAGCTCGACAAGCAGAAGAACGACTACGAGGCGAAGCTCCAGGGCTCTCAGTCCGTCATTCGCAAGCTTTCCATCGGCAACCAGTTCGCCACGTCCAAGCTGTTCAACGGCGAGGAAGCCACCTTCATCCTTCCGCCCGTCGTGGCTGAGTCCTACTTCGGTAAGTACCTCGACGTCGACGCGAACGGCAGCTTCGTCGCGTACTACGACGAGGCCAAGAAGCAGCCCATCTTCAGCCGCGAGAGGCCCGGCGAGAACGCCTCGTTCGAGGAGGCGATCACCGCCTTGGCCGACCGCGACCCCAACAAGGACCGCTTCACCCGCGCGAGCGGCTCCGGCGGCAGCGGTGCGCCCGCTCCGACTGGCGGCAAGCCCGGCGGCAAGACCATGCAGCGCTCTCAGTTCAACGCTCTGCCCCCGGGCGAGCAGATGAAGTTCGTGAAAGACGGAGGCCAGGTCTCCGGCTAGCGAGCAGCAGACCGCCTCATTTTGAAAGGGAAATAAGACAATGGCGAACACCCTCACGGGCCTCATTCCCGATCTCTACGAGGCGGTCGACGTCGTCAGCCGCGAGCTGACCGGTTTCATCCCGGCGGTCACAATGGATGCCATGGCGGAGCGCGCGGCGAAGGACCAGGTGGTCTACGTGCCGATCTCCCCGACCGCGACGGCCGAGGACATCACGCCTGGGACCACTCCTCCGGACACCGGCGACCAGACCTTCGACAAGACGCCGATCACGATCACCAAGTCCCGGGCGGTCCCGTTCCGCTGGACCGGCGAGGAGCAGAAGAGCGTCAATAGCGGGCCCGGCTACTCGAACCTCCGTCGGGACCAGATCGCCCAGGCCATCCGCGCGCTGGTCAACGAGGTGGAGACCGACCTCGCGGGCCTCTACACCCGCGCTTCCAGGGCCCACGGGACGGCCGGCACCACTCCGTTCGCCAGCAACCTCTCGGATACCGCCCAGGTGCTCAAGATCCTGCTGGACAACGGCGCTCCGCCGAGCGATCTGCACCTGGTGATCAACACTACGGCCGGCGCCAACATGCGGAGCCTGTCGCAGCTCACCAAGGCGAACGAGGCTGGCGATCAGGGCCTTCTTCGGCAGGGCATCCTGCTCGACATCCACGGCTTCTCGATCCGCGAGTCCGCCCAGGTCAAGGCCCACACCAAGGGCACCGGCTCCGGGTATCTCGTGAACGACGCCACCCCTCCGGGCATCGGGGGTACGACCATCACCGTGGACACCGGCACCGGCACGATCCTGGCCGGCGACGTGATCACCCTGGCGGGCGACACGAACAAGTACGTCGTCGGAACTGCACTCGGCTCCAACGTGGTGACCATCAACAAGCCCGGCCTGCGAGCTGCTTCAGACGATGACGACGCAATCACCGTCGGCAACAGCTACACCGCGAACATGGCCTTCCATCGCCGGGCAATGATCCTGGCGGCTCGCCTGCCTGCTCTTCCGGAGGAGGGCGACATGGCCACCGATCGTCAGGTGATCGTCGATCCCCGAACTGGCCTTGCCTTCGAGTTCTCGATCTATCCCGGCTACCGGCGCGTTCGGTATGAGGTCGCGCTCGCCTGGGGTGTAGCCAACATCAAGCCTGAGTTCACCGCCCTGCTGCTCGGGTAAGGAGCCCAGATGAAGAACACGCTGCTGCTGGTTGGCGAGGGCGGAGAGTCCGCCCGCGTCGACCCGGGGAGTCCGGCCGAGGCGCTGTTCCGTTCCCTGGGCTACGTCACCGAGGCGGAGCTGGCCGAGGCGGCGGGAGGCGGGGACGAGGGCGCCGAGTCCGCCCCCAAGCGTCGCGGCGGACGCCCGAAGAAGGTCCAGGAGTAACAGCCCTTGGCCCTAATCGACGAAGACGGCACCGGCAAGGCGGATGCGGAGTCCCTGTGCTCCGTGTCCGCTGCCAACGCCTACCACGAGGGACGTACCGGCACCGCCCTGGCCACGGCTTGGGCCGCTGCCGGCGACCCTGCGAAGGAAAGCGCTCTGCGCCAGGCGACGGACTGGCTGGAGGGCGAGTATGCCGCTCTCTGGCCGGGGCGCAAGAAGACCTCCGCGCAGGCTCTGTCGTGGCCCCGCTACGGCGCTTACGACATCAACAACCTACCGATCGACGAGTCCAGCGTGCCGGTCCCGGTGGTGAAAGCCTGTGCAGCCCTCGCTGCCAGGGCTCTTTCCACGCCGCTTAGCGCTGATCTGACCCGGTCCACCTACGTGAAGAGCCAGTCGGTGGGATCTCTCTCGCAAACCTTTGCGGACGGTGCTCCTGCGGAGACGGTCTATACCGAAGTGCATCGGCTCCTGGCTCCACTCCTCCAGCCGGCGAACAAGATGGTGAGGGCCTGACCAATGGACTTTCGCTGGGGCAATGGTCCGTCCAGCCTCCTGGCGGGAGCCGTCGAATTCAAGGTGAAGCCCGCCCGCTTCAATCCGTTTGCGCTACCTTTCCGCCATTACTGGCGCGTAATCGTTTTCCCCTCGAAGAAGGCGATGCACTCCTACGGCCACTGGCGCTCTCCGAGGCCGGAGAACAAGAGCGGCTATGAAGGGATCTGCATTCCGTTCTGGCGCTGGAATCCACTGACGGAGCAGCCGGGCCCGAAGCTCGGAGAAGTCTTGTTCTATCGGGGCCGTCTCGGCACGTCTGTGATCACTCACGAAGCGATTCATGTCACCGCGTCGACGATGCGAGTCCTGGTCAACCGTGAGGCGGTTGATCTCGGTGACGAGAACGGTGATCCGGAGGAGCGGTTCGCGTACACGCACTGCTCGCTCTGCCGACAGCTTGTCGATGGCTTTCACGCTGTGGGGCTTCTCGGATGAACACAGAAGAGACCCTGCTCGCCCTGAACTCCTGGTGGGCCAACAACTGGACCGCCAGCCCCACGGACTACGACGGGAGCACCACCTACGCCGATCAGCAGTCCGGCTCGTGGGCGCGACTGACCATCCTTCCGGGGAAGCCTCGGTCCTTCCTGGGACAGTACATCCGGGAGAACCAGGGCATGCAGGTAGTCAGCCTGTTCGCCCGGGACGCCTCGCTTGCCCTGAACCTCGGCCAACGCGCCGAGACGCTGATCCAGGACGCGATCACCAGCCCGCCATCCGGCGTGACTTTCGAGACTCCCTACCTTCGGGTCCTGGGGCAGGACGAGCACGGCTGGTACAGGACCGAGGTTTCCGTGGACTACCACGTCACGCAGGCCCTCTAGGGAGAACCAGAGATGCCCATCTACGTCATCACCGCCCCCGGCTCTGCCGTAGGCGCCGAGGTCCGCGATGCGGTCGGTGCCGTGGTGGGCATGGTCCAGGGGGTTTCGTCCGAGGTCAACGACCGCAACCAGCTCGAGAGCCTGCGCGTCGTGTTCGAAATCCCTGAGCCGGTTGCCCCGGCTCCGAAGAAGAAGGGGGCCTGAAGCTCATGGAAACGAATCTCGTTCAGGGAAGGATCATCGAGGAAGTCACCCGGGGCACCACGCCGGCGACCACCATGCAGAACATCAATCTGCGGTCCATGGCGATGACCCGCAACCGGACCACGGGTACCCCGGACATCCTACGAGGTGACCGGCGGCGGTACGCGGACCAGGTGCTCCAGGAGCACGGCGTCGTCTCGCTGCCGACGCTCTTCCAGTACGACAACACGACCCTCCTGCAGGAGGGCTTCATGCAGTCCGACTGGAGCTCGGCGATCAGTATCTCGGCCACCACGATCGGCTTCACCAGCGGCACCGGAGTGATTGCCGACAGCGGCAACGGCTTGGGCTCGCTCCAGGTCGGCGACTTCATCTGGATCTCCGGGGCGGCCCAGACCGGCAACAACGGCTGGCACGGCCCGATCACAGCTGCGGCGGCAGGCAGCATCACGGTCGCGACCACGCTCACCACGGAAGCGGCCGGGGCTTCGGTGTCCATCAAGACTTGTCGCCTCGTGGACGGTTCGACGAGCAAGAGCTACGGCGTCGAATGGGACGCCGGCTCCTCTCAGGTGCGCCAGGCCAAGGGCCTCCGGGTCGGCGCGATGAACCTCTCCTGGAAGTCGGGCTCCTTCGTGGAGGAGTCCTACGAGTTGATGGGCAACGCTCCCGCGATGGCAAGCGCCACGATGGGGACCGGAGCGCCGACGGCGGCTCCCACCGGTCCCTTCCTCAACGCCCTGGGGAACTTCGCCTATCTGAAGCTCGGCGGTACCACTTCGACGCTCATCATCTCGTCCTTCGACTTCAAGGGGGCGAACGCGCAGGAGGGGCTCTACGGGATCGGCTCGACTGCCGGCCCGCGGGACATCTCCGACGGGGGGCTCTCGATCGCGGTGGACCTCAGCTACTACTTCGACAGCACCGATGGCAGGTCTCTCCAGGAACTGATCGAAGCGCACACCACGACCTCGCTTTGGTGGCCGACCGTGGACAGCCTCGGCAACAAGGTGCTCTTCCACCTCCCCGCCCTCAAGCCCAACACCGGGGATCCCGAGATCCCCGGCACCAACCAGCGAATCATGGGCAAGGCCTCTCTGGCGGCCTTCGCCGATGACACCACCTACGACCGCATGTTCGCGATGTTCAAGGTCGCGGCCTAACCCACAGGACAGGAACAGAGGAGACCGGATCCATGCTCAAGATCAAGAAGCTCAAAGAGGCTTTCAGCCGCGAGGACTTTCAGACCATCGACTACGGCGACGGCTTCAAGGTGTACGTCGGCAGGGCCGACCTCAAGGCGTACCAGGACTTCCTCTCCGACAAGTGGCGGCAGTGGGAAGCCAAGTCCAAGGGATCGCGCCGGAAGGAAGTGTCGCCCGAGATGCTGCGGGACTGGCAGAAGGAAGGCTTCGCCAAGCATCTGATCCGCTGGGAGGGCGCGGTCGGCGAAGACGGTCAGGAGATTCCTCCGACGGCGGAGAACATCCTCGCCGCCTTCAACGACCCGGAGAAACCCACCGAGCTGAGCCAGTCGATCGGCGACATGTTCTTCCAGGAGGTGCTGATCGCCTCCCAGAACGAAGCGGCCTACCGTGCCGAACTCCTGGAGGACCAGGCGGGAAAGTAACGGAGGTCCTGTCTGCACAGCTCCCCCTCCTGGAGCTTGAGGAGCACGACAGGGCCGTTCTCGAAGAACTGGAGAGCCAGGGGATGGAAACGCAGCTCAGCCGAGTGCCTGCGCTGGACCCCTGGCTCTCTCGCGTCATGGGGCTGTTCTGGGAGGCCAACTCGGACCGCGGCGTGATCGCGGCCGGGTTTGGCGCTACCTACCAGCCCCTCACGGGGCGCAACGTCCGAGAGGTGATCCGCCTCGATGGCCTTCGAGGCCCCGCTGCCGACGATGCCCGCTACCTGATCGGCGCTCTCGATCGAGTCTTCATGGCCTACCACCGAGACCGGCAGAAGCGCGACTCGAAGAAATAGGCCATGTCCTTCGAAGCCACAGCCCAGATCAAGCTCGACGGCAGCCAGTACGTGGCCGCCGTCGAGACTTCCGGGCGCTCGATCAAGCAGCTCAAGGACGCCTGTGTCGGTGCGGACCAGGCCATGCGCTCCATGGACCGGAGCGTGGCGACCGGGACGACGCAGAACCGGGCGCTCGCCGGCTCCACCTCGGGAGCCGCGAAGTCGCTTTCCCAGATGCGGACGGAAGCGGCGGCGACAGGGGCGGCGCTGCGGCCCACCAACGACAACGCCGTGAGGCTGGCGCAGAGTACGGTGCGGCTTCGGGAGGAGGCCGTCAAGTTCAGCCCAGCAGCACAAAGGGCAGCGGTGGGGCTGAAAGAGGTCGATCAAAGCGCTCGGCGAGCGGCCGAGGGCCTGGACAGAGCTGGCAAGGAGGGCGCGGAGACGGCCCGGCAGATGGCAGGAGTCTCCGCAGCCTCAGCCGGCGTCGTTCGCTCTCTGAAAGAGATCGCGACGGGCGCAGCAGCCCTGGGGGTCGCCTACGCCGTCTGGAGAGGCTTCACTGCTGGCCTGCGGGAGTCCATCGCGGGAGCGGTCGAGGCAGAGTCCGCTTTCGCTCAGCTAGAGGCCGGCGTCAGGTCCACGGGTGGAGCGGCGGGGTTCTCGGCTCAGGAACTGGCCGATTACTCGACTGAACTTCAGCGATTCACCGGAGTGAGCGACGAGGCTATCCAGGGCGCGCAGGCCATCCTGCTCACCTTCACGAACATCTCGGGCGACATCTTCCCCCGTGCCACGCGGGCGATTCTCGACCTCTCTGCCCGGATGGGGGGAGATCTCAGCGGTGCGGCGACGCTCGCCGGCAAAGCACTCAACGAGCCTGCTGAGGGCCTCTCTGCGCTTTCTCGCTGGGGCGTCCAGTTCTCCGAATCTCAAGAGCTTGCTATCAAGCAGATGGTGAAGGCCGGTGACGTAGCCGGTGCGCAGACTGTGATCCTGGCGGAACTGGAGAGGCAGTTCGGCGGCTCCGCCCGAGCCGCCCGGGAAACGCTCGGCGGGTCGATGCAAGCGTTATCGATCCAGATCGGAGATCTCGCTGAGATGGCCGGCGGGGAGATGTCGCCCGCCCTGAAAGGTCTGTCGAACGATCTCGCTGGAGCAAGCAGGGAAGGGCAGGGCCTCCAGGGTCAGGCCGAGAATCTGGCGCGCAGCATGGGGCAGACCGCCGGAGCAGTCATCGAGGCCGGCCGCTGGATCCTGTCCTCTTACAGCACGATCCGCGGCGCTATCGCCTCTGCTTTGGGAACGTTCTTCGGGGCGCTCGCCAGTATGGGCGACGGTGTAGCGCAGTACTTGGAGCAGCAACTCACGATCATCGGCAAAGTGGTGCCGTGGGCGGAGTGGGCACGCAGAGGCGCGGAGGAAATCGCCGACTTCCGCAAGGGAGCCCTTCAGGATCTCCGATTCCTGTCTGAGGGGTTTCACGAGACAGCCGAGGAACAGCTTGCGCTTGGCATTAATACCCAGAATGTGGGTGTAGCGGCTCAGGCGGCAGCCGGAGCCCTGGCAGGGCTGAAGGAAGAAACCCAACAACTCTCGGCCGAGCAAAAGAAAGCGGTCGCCGCAACGGATGATTCCATCGCAGTTCTCCGTAGAGCTGCCGAGGAAGCGGAGCGCATGCGAGCGGCTAACGCGAAGGGACCACAGCAAGGCCGCGACGAAGCTCTGCTGATCGCGCAAGAGAATGCAGTGCGTCAGATTCGGAACGCCCTTCTGAAGGCTGGTCTTGACCTGTCCGTTCACGAGGTCGCCGCCATCAACGAATCGGTGGCGGCAAAGATTCGAGCCGGTCAGGCTGACGCCGTACGCGAGGCTCACGAAGCCCGAACCCTGGAGATGACCCGCGCCCGCCTTCAGAGCGAGGCCGAGCTCCAGGACGCTATCTCGGGCACCCGGGACGCCTCTATGGCCGTGACGGCCCGCATTCAAGCCGAGGACCAGGCCAAGCGGGAGCTTCGCGAGAATGACGAGAGCTACATCCGAGTCCTGGCCCAGCAGAACCTTGAGCGGGCTAAGTCAGCGCAGGCAGCGGACTACGAAAAGCAGAGAGTGGGCTGGCAGAAGGACCACGCCAGGACCATGGCGGACCTGGACGCGCAGCTCGCGGACGCCATCAACCGCACCTCGACTGCTACCTACGAGAGGGCTGAGGCCTTGGAGGTCGAGCGGCGCGCGGCGGTGGCCGGGCTGAAGGCTGGCGACGACCGCATCGAGCAGATCCGGCGCGAAGTAGCAGCCGAGATGGAGTCTCTCCGCGCAAAGCAGGGCCGAATTGACGCACAGAACCGCCTCGATGCCGCTCTGGATGCCGTGGCCTTCAGCCGTGCCGAAGGGGCCGACTTCGCGCAGCAAGCAGAGGCAGCGAGGCGCTATGGCGCAGACGTGGCCGACATCCTGGCTAAGTACGGGCTGCTCTCGGATGCGACGCGAGAACTTGGGGTTCAGGAGCAGATTCGAGCTGCGATCCAGGCGGAGGGACTATCCAGTCAGAACGCCGGCCACCGGAAGCGAATGAGCGAGATTGAGGCCGAGATTCGAGGCAACGATGCTCTAACCCGCCAGGAGGCTGAACGCAGGGCTCAGCAGGAGATTGCCCAGAGAACGGCCGACCACATTCGGGAGCCGCTCGTCGGTGCGGTCAATGCCACTAAGGCGGCCTGGGAGGACTGGCTTGTTCACGCCGCCCGCACCGGGGAGGTCAGCTTCAAGTCAATCGCCAAAGCCTGGCTGGATATCTGGATCGAGGCCATGGCGCGCTGGCTGGCTCGCTGGCTGGCGACGATCGCTCAGGGAAAGGCGGCGGAGGCGGCGCTCGGCTCCGGAGGCGGAGGGGGAGGGGGCGGCGGTTGGATGCAGTGGGCCGGCAAGCTCATGGGCGGAAGCGGCGGTCAGTACTCCTGGCTTTCGGGTAGCACTCCGGCCGGCAGCAATCTCGGAGCCTCGACCAGCATTATCGACGGAGCCGCCAGCGGTGGCAGCGGAAACGCCGCCCTGGCGAACAGCCTCGCCGGTTGGGCCCTCGCAGCCTATGGCTTGTACGTCGTGTACAAGGGCTTTATCGAGGACCGGGACACCCGGTGGGCCTACGCCAGCACTAGGGGCGCCAGCGACGGCAACAACAAGGGGCCAAAGGAAACCGTCCGCAACGCCATCAAGCAGATCGTGGCTGCCGCCGAGGATCTTGCGAAGCAGGTAGACCTCGCCTACGAGCAGGTGGGGGATGTCACCTTCGCCCGGCGCGGGAAGCTGTTCGAGGTGCGGATCGGCGCAGAGGCCATCGGCCGAGTCTTCGAGGACTTCAACCAGGCCGCCGAGTACGCGACCGTTCAGGCTCTGCGTACCGCCGAGCTGAGCGGCAACCTTTCCGACCTGGTCCGGACCGGTATCCGGGGAAGCAAGGCCGAGACCCGCCAGGACTTCGCGGCGGACGTCGAGTTCGTCCGCTGGTTGGAGCAGATCCCGTTTGCCGAGGCCGCCACAGGGGCGGCGGACATCGCGCAGCAGATGCGGGAGCTGTCGCAAACCTACGACCAGCACCTCGCCAAAGTCGACCAGCTCTATAGGGGCACGAATCAGTATCAGGCAGCCCTGGAGAACCTCTCGACCTGGTTCCAGCGGTCGGCTCAGGGCCTCCGGGACCAGATTCTCGGTGTCCAGCGCACCGAGGCCGAGCGGATCCGCGCTCAAGCCGAGGAGTACAACCGCCTCGCACTCCTGGAGCGCCAGAGGCTTCTGGAGGAGCGTCGAGCGGCTGAGGAGTACCGGCAACGACTCCTTCGCCAAGCCGAGCGGCGAGAGGCCGGCGAGGGTGGACCCCGGGCCGGTGGTGGTGGCGGCACCAACGGTGGGGGACAAGAGGGCGGTCCCACTCGCGGCTCCATGTATTCCGTCGCCACGGGCGCCATGGGCGTCTTCGCCTCCTCGCTCGTGATGGTCACCGAGGCTGCCCTAGGGAGCGCCTCCGCGCTCGCAACGGCCGGCAGCTTGGTGGGCCTCTCCCTGGCTGAGATCGAAGCCCGGATCGCAACCCTGAACGCTCAGATCGAGAGTCTCGCCCCCATCTCGGAGGAGGAAATCCAGGCGGCGATCCGTCGGGCTCAAGGCGCAGCCAACGAGGCTCGGCAACAGCAGCGGCAGGCGCTCCGGGATCAGCTTGAGGACCTGCGGAACGCCTCCCTCTCAGAGCCGGCGCAGATGGTCGCCCAGACAGCCCGCCAGATCAGAGACTGGACGGAAGCGGCGCGGGAAGCCGGCTTGACGGCGGCCGAGACGGCAGAGGGTGTTCGCCTCCTTGGCGAAGCCCTAGGCCGCGCCCTCCGCGAGCGCATCGCCCCCTTGTTGAACCGGAACTACGGCCTTCCCGACTTCGTCGAGGAGTACCGGCGGAACCAGCGGGAGATTGAGGCGCAGCGCCGCATCCCTCGTTCCCAGCGGATCGCCAACGGAGGTCCCCGGGATTGGGAGTTGAACGACGCCGAGCGGAACAACCGGGACAACTTCCAGTTCCAGGCTCGTCAGGCCATCGACGCCTTCGCGGGTCTCTCCGGGGGCATGGCCGCCACCCTGCGCCAGGCGGATGGCCTCCGGCGTGCCGTGCGGGAGATGGGGCTCTCCGCCGAGGAGACCGACCAGCTCCTGCGGCGCATTGACTTCGGTGTGGACCTCCAGCGCCAGAACGCCATTAACTCGATCATGGACCGGATCTTCGGCTACCTGCGCGAGAGCGGCCAGTACGCCCGTCAGGCGGCCGAGTTCGAGCGGCAGAAGGTGAACCTGGAGTTCATGCTGATCGAGGCCGAGTTGCGGGCCTGGAACGCCTGGACGGAGGAAGCGGCCGGGCTGGTGAATTCCGCCCGCGAGATCGCGCTCCGGAACGCGGGACAAGCTGGCAACGCGAGCCGAGGTGGCGGTAGGGGAGGCGCAGACCCGCTCCAGGCGGCCCAGGAGGAGCAGGCTCGTCGCATCCAGGATCTTACCGAAGAGTTCAAGCGGACGACGGAGTCTCTCCGGGCCTTCCAGCAGGACCTGCGGCTGGACGATCAGCTCTCGGGCCTCTCTCCGCAGCAGCAGCTCGCCGAAGCGGAGAGGCGGTACCGGGAGGTACAGGCTCTCGCTCTGGGCGGCGACGTGGCAGCGCGAGGGGAGTTCGAGCAGGTGGCGCGCGCCTACCTCTCAGAGTTGCGGGACTTCGGCACCTCCGCGGGTGTGCGCGCCGCAGCCTTCGAGGACGTGGACAGCACCCTCACGCGGCTCCTGGGCATGACCACCTTCCGGGACGGAAACGTCCTCGTGCCGGTCAACGGCTTCGGCTCACAGAACGCGGCATCGGGGGCGGCCTCCCGCCCGGTGCGTTACACGGATCAGTACATCCTGCCCAAGGATCCGATGGGCGACCGGCCGAACCTGCCCGATCGCCCGGACCGGCCCGTGCCGGTTGTCGAGTTTCCGCGCCCCAAGCCGGCGCCTATCCCTCCCGGGATGGATTCCGCGAGAGACAACGCAGCGCTGGATCGCCTCGATCGTCTCGAAGCGACCATGAAGGAGGTTAAGGAGGTGCTTCTTTCGATCGGGAAGGAAGTCGCCGGCAACCGCACCGACAACAAGGCGCTGCTCAGCCAGCTCGTGGAAGAGATTGAGCAGGACTCGGCGACAAACGATGACCTGCGGGCGAAGTTCGGGCGCCTCCTGGAGCTGATGCGGGACAAGCCTACGAAGGGGAAGGCTGCTTGATCGTTTCGCTGGGGCCCTTCGGATGGCTGCCGCTGGGGTCTCTACCGCCCGGCAGCGACGCATCTGTTCCTAATCCAGTTGCGGCCCTCCTGGACGACGCAACCGGCAGGAAAACGATCCTGCTGCGTGCCCGTCCCTATGACCCTGTTGGCGCCCAGATCGTGGACGTGCTGATCTCGAACGATGGGTATGCCTCAGGTGCTACGGATACCTGGCCGGACGGCACTTCTCAGCCGCACCAGAAATTCAGAGCCCGCCTGGGAAAGCCGGCCTATTCGATTGAAAGCGGAGTCCTCAGCGGCGGTGAGATCACGGATGGTTCGGTGCCTGCCTTCGGCGAGCAGAACGTCATCAACACCGACGGCGAGTTGAACGACCATCTCGGATACGTCTGGGAAGGCGCGAGCCTGGAGACGTACCTCGGCGCGCCGTCCTGGCCGCTCCAGGACTTTGCCTTGATCGGCAAGGGCTCCTGCGCCGGCATCGAGCCGTCTCTTCTGGGCTACACAATTCGCTTTCGGGATCCCGCCTACCGCCTGAAGCGGCGGAACATGCACACGCAACGGTACAGGGGGCACGACACCTGCCTACGATTCGATGGGGTCGACGACCGAGCGACAGGTGGCAACAACCTGAACCAGACCGGTTCCTGCACCTTCGAGATCTGGGCTTGGCCGGAAACGGCGGGAAGCTTCGGCAGGCTGTTCTCCAAGGACGACGGGGTGACGGGCTGGACCATCTTCGTAGACAGCGACGACATCTTCTTCTTCATCCGAGGCGGAACGCTGGTCAGCACCTCGGGCGACAGGCTCACCCGAAGTCAGTGGAACCACATCGCCGTGGTGCTCGATGTGGTGGCGGACACCGTCACCTTCTATGTCAACGGTGAGCAGGTTGGGCAGACGACGTCCTACACTACGGTACCCGCGACGAACACGCACACGTTCTCGATCGGTGCGCGCCATGATGGCGCCTCGCCCTTCAAGGGCCGACTCGACGAGCCGCGCGTGTGGACGGGAGTTGCGCGCTCGGCTCAGGAGATCCGGGACAACTACCTCCTGCAACTCCCCTCGCAGGCAAATCTGAGCTACTGGTCCTTCGACGATGCGACCGGGGCAACCGCCTTCGGCGACTCGGGCGCTGTGAACCTCACCATCACGGGGGCCCGCTGGGTGGACAGCCTCACCGGGGGCAAGGAGCTGGCTGGCCAGGCCGTGCCGACCATCTGGGGCCGGGTGCTGAAGTACCAGCCTGTCCTGGTAGGCCGCCTCGGCAACGTATACCAGGTCCACGACGACGACTTCGAGGAGGTGACCACGCTGGAGGATGGCGGGGTGGTCTCCTGGACTTCGGCTGGCGACTTCACCGATCCCGACGACGCCACTTTGACAGCCGGGCAGTACTGCACCTCGAAGGCTCGCGGCCTCATCCGCCTTGGCTCTGCGCCGGTTCGAACGCTCACGGCGAATCTCAAGGGCGACAACACGGGCGGCTATGTTGAAGACGGGGCGCAACTCGTTCGCAGGATCGCGACGGGCCGCGGCGGCCTCACGGACCCGGACGAAATCGACCTCGCGAGCTTCGCCGCGATGGTGACGACCAACTCGGCGCCTCTTGGCTACGCCACCCGGTTGGACACGGAATCGGTGGACGAGGTCATCGTCACGATCATGCGGACGCTCTACGGATGGCGCACGTTCACCCGGCAAGGGTTGCTGGCGGTTGGACGGCTGGACGAGCCGGGCACTCCGCGCTTCACCCTGGGGCGGAAGACCCTCCGAAAGTTGAGCCTGCGGCGAATCAACACCTCGCCCGCATCGAAGGCATGGAAGCTGGGCTATGCCCGCTACTACCAGACGCTGAATCCCGAAGGGCTGGCGACGTCCTTGACACAGCAAGAGAAGCTCGACCGTGGCCAGTCGTACCGCTACGTCACCACTCCGGAGGATGCCTCGGTCGTGGCAGCCGACACCGACGCCGAGGTGCTCGAAGAGGACACCCTCTTCGCCCTAGAGGCGGACGCACTGGCCGAGGCGATCCGTCGCCAGGCGATCACCGGCGTGCCGCGGTACACCTACGAGGCGCCCCAGACGATCGGCCTCTACCAGTACGCGATCAACGACGACGCCGAGCTCGAAGTCAACCTGCACGCCCACAGCGGGAACTGGCCGTGCACTATCGTGCGCTACTCGGAGCGGGTGCCGGATGCCGTGGCGCTGGAGGTATGGGGCTGATGGGCAACTCACTTCTGATGACGCCGATGCTTTCCGACGCCGCGACCCTGTCGACGACCGCCCCCGTGGCGGCTTCGATGCCGCTCAACTACCTCCAGAAGACGCAGCCGACGGACACGTGCCGGTGGACGGACACGACTCAGGTCACCTTTGACGTGGACCTGACCGCAGCTTACGCCTCGGCCGGGGTGTCGTCGTGGAACTTCCTGGCGCTGCTGTTCACCAACTTCGCGGCCGGCGACCAGGTGACGATCAAGACCGCCAGTTCGCAGGCGAACCTCACCTCGTCGCCCGTGTTCACGTCCACCACCGACGCGTGGCCGG